ATTTAACAGTTTATGGAAATTTGATTTTACATCATGGAATTATTGTGATAGGTTCTAATACTATATTCGGACAAAATTCCGGAACTCATATTACAACTGGAACAGATGATACGGGGATCGGTGCGAATACTTTATCCGCATTAACTACTGGTTCTTCCAATACAGCCACGGGATCAGGGGCTTTAGCGAGTTTAATTTCTGGAAATTTTAATTCGGCTTATGGTTTTAATTCATTAACAAGTTCAGTGGCGGATTCTAATTTATCAGCTTTTGGATCTGGTTCATTACAAAATAACAATAGTGGACTCAATAATTCTGCGTTCGGTTATCAAACATTACAATTAAATATTGTCGGAAGTAATTGCACAGCTATGGGTTATCAAGCTTTGTTAAATAATCTTGCGGATAATAATTCAGCTGTAGGAAATCAAGCTTTAATGAATAATACTATTGGAAAATTTAACTCAGCTTTTGGAAATCAAGCTTTGATGAGTAATGTTGATGGATCTTCTAATACCGCTGCGGGGGATCAAGCTTTGATGAATAATGTTAACGGAACTAATAATGTTAGTGTGGGTAGTAATTCTGGATTGGCACTTGTTTCGGGAACGAATAATACTGCTATTGGCACTGGAGCTGATTTTGATATTCCCAATGCTAATGAAAGAGTATCCATCGGATATCTAGCAGTTTCCCATAGTGATAAGCGAATTCAACTCGGTCAACCTCTCGCTACTACCAACGGAACTCTCCAATTCAGAACTCAACTTGTCTCATCAGAAACTTGGATTGGTGCGGGAACTACTGGTGCCGTCATTGATAACTCCGGTAGTATTGGAAGAGAACAATTAGTAGAAAGAATCGGAGCAGGAAATCCACATCCCGATATTTCAGTGACTTATTTTAATACTGGTACTTTAGGCGCGACTAATCTGGCTGCCGGAGTTCTTGATGGATTTACTAAAACTTTATTTTTAGCTGTTCATGTTTTGAATTTAACCATGACTGTTCCCAATGGAATTAAATCCGATGGTACGGCTATTACTTCAGTCACTTTTACAACTGTCGGACAAGGAATTCAGCTAATTTGGGATGCTTTTACCGGACATTGGTATGTTATAGCCGCCACAGCTGCTGTAGCCTAAACTATTTTATATCAACTGGAAAATACAAAAAAAATTAAGAAATTATTTTGATTATAATTTCAAAAAAAAAAGATATATTATTTTATACTTCTTTTTTCGTTTCCAAAGTTACAAAGAAAGGTTTTTCATCGTGAAGATCATTTTTGTTTCTTTGCAAAACTTCAATGGTCAAATTATCTTTTCTTTTTTTGAGAAACCACTGATATGTTACAGAATCGATCACTCCAGTGCCTTCCTTGACGCCGGTTTTGCGAGTGGGTAATGAATCATAATTTGAACATAAGTCCAAAATAATATTGGAAAAGGGCGTAATCATAGGTTTGCAATTCATCTTGAGGAATATTTGAGAATCAAAAAATCAATTTTCACAACTTCTTTTTGCCTCAAGCTTTTTAAAATCAACCGTTAAAAGCTCAGAGATTAAGAAAGTTCCTCCTCGTTATATTCTTCCATATTTTCCAGATTATCAAGCTCATCTAATTCGTCATGTTCTTCGTGGGAATTTCCATAAATATTAATCGACTCTTGGATTTCGATATTATCTCGGCCTCGGCTTGGTTGAGGGTTCATAGACGAGATAGTTTGTTTTTGTTGCTCTATTCCCAATTGTCGAACGGTTTTAGCTTTACGAGCGGCGTGAAAAGCTGGTAATTTAGAAATGGGAATTTTAGCACTTTTGATGGAAGTTCTCACAGGTTTGATTAATAATTCTTTATTTTCTGGTTCAGTTGGTACAGGCTCGGTATCACGAACAATAGTTCGATTAAGCGTGGATATTTTAGCAATAGGTTTAGTTCTACCTTTAGGTACAATTTTCACAGCTGGGGCTACGACTGGAGGAGTGATAGACTTTTTAATATTAGTTGGTGCTAGGGGTGTTGATTTTTTAATTTCAGTTTGCTTTTGTTCTTTAGGTTCCGGAGCCGCGGGTTTTCTCAAAGATTTTTTAATTCTTCCATTGGAAGTTCTATTACTGACAGATTCTCCTGAAACAATTTTAGCTCTTCTAAAATTTAAAGTTTGTAATTGTAAACTAAAAGCTTTTAACCTTTGACCATTTTTAATATCTCTATTGGAAGTTAATAGTCTTTGATATTCGGTATTGTTTTTAATATTATTAATTTGCTTATCAATAAAGTCTAATTCAGTTGACGAGTCCATTTTATAGATTTATCAAAATCTATATGTCGTATGATTTGTAATATATATAACTCAAAATATAAAAATTATAATTTTTATAAAAAAAACAAAATATAAAATCACAATTTTTACAAATAAAATTAAAAAATAAATCAAATAAATAAAACAAAATTATAAATTTATACTCCTTTTGGTACACCGGCAACTCCTAAAGTAAATAAATCAGTTAATTTGGGATATCTTATTTGTTGTGAAACAGTTCCGTAAACTCTATCAATTGTGTTAACATCACTGTCCGTATCATAATGAACTAAAGCATTGTATGGTACAAATCTCGGATCATTGGTCATGGGTTCTTTTTTTTTATCAAATCAGTTAAATTTTCTAACATTGATCCCGAGGATGGTTTACGATATTTTCGATAAGCATTGAAATTAATAAGATCTTCTTTTTTCTGATAACCTCGATAAGCATTAAAGGGAATCAAATGTTCAGCTCCTTTTCCAGATGCAACTTTATGATATCTTTTAGCACATTCACCCTTGCATAGATTGTTTTTTGGAATAGTTCGGTTTTTTTGAGAAGTCATTAGTTCGCGCTTTTTTCTTTCGTTTGGCATATCGTAATAATTATCCAAACATGGTTTTCCGGTAGGTGCGCGGGGATAAGCCACAGCCGATTTGGAAATATTTTTGCGTGACATATAATCACCTATTGTATCGTAATCATTTGGAGAGCGAAATTCATCGACGGTATTATAGTATTCGGCATCATTTTGCTCGACTAAATTTAAGTCTAAAGGCTGATTACTAGCATAAGGTTCGTTAATAGCATACCAAGGATCGTCCATAAATCTCTCTTGTGTTTTTTGTTTACTAGCTTGTTCAATTTGGTTCAGCTGAGCTAAGTTAGAGCTTAAGGCTAAATATAATGTTTTGACTAAATTAATATCAATATTTCCAGTTTGAGGGTTATTAACTTGAATACTATTCATAAGACTACTAATGGTGCTATTCGTTAAGATAGCTGAAACTGAAGTAGATCCCATCAAAACATCCGTAGCCAATTTTAATAAAATAATCACTCCATCTAAAGTTTGACATCTTGCCCATAAAACTTTTTTAAATCGATCATATCCCACACTATCAGACATTTGCATTAAACTTTGTGCTTGATATAATTGCATGGGAACTTGTACAAATCCGTAGACAAAGTCATAATGTGGAGGGTTAGTATCGGTATGCAGAATATTCTCATCTTTCACTAAAATTTTATCAAAACAAACTTGCTGGCCGAATAAAGTTTTTCCTTTGAGATTGAAATTTAGCCAAACAGCCACTCCTTGAGGTTTATCAACATAAAAATATGGTTTGCCAAATAAATCAACTAAAAATGGTAAGTAAGATTGAGCATTTTTATTTTGCCAATTAGAACTATATCCATTACCCATTCTATATTGTATATATTTTGTTAGAAATAAATATTTTTAATGAAATAAATATTTTACAAAAATAAACATAAAATTTATCTTATACGATGGAATCTTATAAAATAGATTTAGAAAAATGTTTTAAATTATTAAGGTGTATTTCACCACCAATCATTTTCATAAATGGGCCTTGGGCGATCGGAAAAAATGTTCTAGTCGACAAATTTAAAAAAGAAGGATATAGTATTTTAACTTTGGGCAATAAAACTGTTGAGGAAGTGCAAAAATTTCTCAAAAGTAGAAAACAAAGATTTGATCACACATCTTTAATTATTGAAGCTAACTTTTCCAATACTGACTCTAAAATTATTTCCGAAATTTTTAGCGACGACTTTCATAATTTTACTTATGTTTTCGTTTACCCCAATAACGCCAAAAAATACAAGGAAAAAATATCCGAAAAATTATCCGAAGAAATCTCCGAAAAAAGCAAACACTCTGGAATGTTAAATTCTATTTTAGAAATGAAAAAACAAAAAGAAAACCCTGTGAAAATAGAAAATTCCACAAATAAATTGACAATGTCTTTGATTTCAGAAGCTAAAAAAATATATCAAGAACATTTAGAAATTTTTGATTATAAAATTCTAACTGTTCTAGTATAGAACCGGAACAAACAAAAGAATGTTTTGGATTTTGGGAATTGTTGTTTTTTTAATAATTTTAATAATCTTTGGAGTGATAATTTTGAATCGACCTCATCTTCCGGTGTATAACAATAATGTTTTAGATTTGATCAAAAGTCAGCAAAATTGGTCATTTTCTAATATACCCTATGTTTTCAAAATTACGGAAAATAATTTTATGATAATTTCATATTATGATAGTTTAGGCGGATATTTACAAGGTACGGTTAGTTTCGATGCTAGTTTTGCTATTATAGATTCAAATAATATTCAAATCACTCCGATTTCCTTGATTTCTTCAGCTACAAATCGTTGGCCGCAAAATCAAACTTGGAAATTGACTTATGTTAGTCCAACACAATTAATTTTAAATAATGGTACTAATATAAATCTGCAAATATATTGATTTATGATTCGTAATTTTAATAATTTTTAGAAAATCATAAATGATTTTTGAGATTTATTAATTTATATTTTTTACATATATTAAATATAGTGTGTAAAATTTATAAATTTTACAATCTGATAAGTTTGTAAATCTAAAAATTTATAGATGCAGGGAAAAATAATTTATGCGATAGTGATTGTGGTCATATTGTTATTGTTGTTTTATTTCTTTTACTTAAGGCAAAATGAACATATGAAAACTCCTTATTTTCTTTCACAAATGGTTAATGAATCTTGGGATCCGGTTTGGTTTAATTATTTTTCTAGAGTTAGAGATGTTAGCGGACAAGATTCGCAAGATTATTATTTGGAAAACCAAATGAATGCATCAACAGGGGTCGGTCCGCAATATTTTGAAGGCAATTTGCAATTTGTTGATCATACTAATTACATGGATATGCCTATTAAAAATCGACCTTTGCGTAATCCTAGTGCGGCTGCTGCTCAAATGCAATCAGAAATTAATAGTAATAACATGGAAGAGTGGGCTTATATTGATTTAAATCAAACAGGACATTATTAACTTTTGCATTTATTTGCAAAAAACATATTTAAACATTCTTTTTTATTATTTCATAATTATGTAACTGTAAGCATTTACAAACGCAATGCCATCTATTAAGGAACAAAATTCTATTCAACGCAATTCTGATTTAATTGTGCGTTATGTTAGAGCTTTTGCCGGTCCAGGTTTAAATAAGATTTCCGAGCTGACGACCCATATTCTGGTTTCTAATATCGAAAATGCTTCTCAACCTTCACAGCTCAAAGAATACGGAATCGAAGCTATTCTTTATATTGGTTTAATTAAGAAATCCCCGGAATTGCTAAATTCCTATCGTAAAAAGAAAATTGAACATCATCATATCTCCTTTCCCGATATTGAAGAAACAAATGATAAAGTTCCCAAGAATTTAATTCCCTTTTTAGATCAATCTTATCAAATTATTCATAATTATGTTTCCAATGAAAGAAAAATTTTAGTTCATTGTCTCAGTGGTTTGTCCCTGTCAGTTTCCGTGATTTTATATTATCTTTTAAATCGCTACTATTTGACCAACTTTAAAATTCATAAAAATAAAACTAAAGAACTAATAGATTATGAAATTTCTTTTCTACCAAAATTAGTTCGCTTCCTGAAAGAAATGCGACCCTGTATTTCACCACATCCCTCTTATATTCACCAACTTTTACTTCGTGAAAATCAAATGAAAAAATACTTTGCAAACATTTTAACTCAAGAAATGCAAGAATATAAAAAGAAACAAAAACTTTCTCAAAAAAGTAGAAACAAAAAGATCTCTAAAAATAAAGAAGATGAAAACGAAAATAAAGAAGATGAAAATGAAACTGAAGATGAGAGCGGACAAGAAGATATTTATCCAGATGAGTCCGGCGATGAAAATATCGATCATTATTTAGATAAATTAGATGAAATAAAATTAGAAGAGAAAAGATCTCGTTCAGCTGAATCTGTTAAAGCTAAACCCAAAAAAATTAGATACGATCAATTAGAAGATTTGTTTTCTATTGAGAGATCCGATGCTGAAAACGAGAGTGAAAACGAGGGTGAAAATGATCATGAAAAAATAGAAAGTGATATGGAAGATTTGATTGAGTGACTTTCATATAATTATCTATAAATCAATCATATTCATTATATTCCATTTCTCCGATTCTTAGTCCTTCACCGAATTTTTTATTTTTTGACTCGACGAGTGCTAAATAAATATTTTGTATCTCGTCAGCCAATCGCTGAATTTCGTGATATGTTGTTTTATCACAACTATTATCTTTATATTTCACAGTTATATTTAAAGTTTCTAGATGTAATTTATTTAAATTTTCAATATCATCTATAGTGGCTAAACTTTTTAATTTCTGGAGATTGGCTTTACATCCATTTGTATTATAAAATTTAAGATTGCGATAATATAATTCCAAATTTTTTGAAAATAAATCTTCCATCTCTAAATTTTGTAAAATTTGCTTTTTGATTTTGTGGATTTACAAATTAGATAAATTCAATTTTTATAAATATAGGTTGAATTGTAAATTCGCGAGATTTAGAGATGGGTATTTTTGATGGAAATTTAGAAAATGTTTCGGGTACTAAAATATTTGCGACAGTAGTTCATCCGGCAAAGTTAGAAAAACGAAAAGATAGTAATGGTCGCGAAAAAACTTATAAAGTGCCAGTAGGTAATGCTTTGCAAATGATTATTTATTCCAATAAAGTTCAGTTGGAACAATTTAATTATGATCAAGCTTTACCGGGAATAAAAGTTCCTAGATCAGCAATGGTTCTACCATTTCCTTTGATATCTGGAAAAAATAGATTTAGGATTTTAGATATGAGTAAATATCATAGTTTCTTTGATCATATTGATATGATTTTTCCAACTGATAAAGGAGAAGGTTTTCGAGCGGCCGCTAATGAATGGCTTTTAGATAGTGAGGAAAATTTAGAAATTCAACATGTCGGAAATTATAAAGTTAGTGTTGTGTCTTCCTTAGATAAATTTGATAAGTTAGATAATAAAGTTTTTAATTTAAAATCCGATGTTAAAGAAATTTTGGGAAGATATTATCCCAAAGGTTATGGATTTATAGTTTGTGTTTTGGATGCTGGAACAGGAAAATCTACTGAATATCATCCTTTCGCTTATATTCATGAAATTAAAGACGGTCGATTATTTATCCCCTCTCGACATTATTACAAAAGAATTACTTCTAATCCTTATTCTAAATATTACAATCCTTCAGATTCTAAAAAAAATGAAGATGAGATTGATGATTTGAATAATTATTTATATGGGACTTTAAATGTTTTAGACGTCACTAGTACTGATGATAGATGGATGCGTTTAAATTCTCAACGAAAAGATTTAAAAAGTTATCGTGAAAAAGAAGAGATTCATTGGGATCATGAAATTTATATTCTCAATCTTCCCAGAATAACTAAAAATCCTCTATTAAAACAACCCGGAGTTAGAATTACTAACGGTGATCTTGATCGTGTTGCTAATTTTTATACCTATGTGGAAGTTGCTAAATTACCAATTGAAATAGTTCTCACTAGACCATCAAATATTTTCCGAATCAAAATTGACGGATCTTACAAATACAATCACGATTTGTATTTATAATATATATATTATTTATTCCTGAGGATAATTATTCATATATTATTATAATTTTGCAAAATTATGGAAATCAAATTTGGAGCCTTTTTTTATGATTCAATAAGTTTAGGAGATAATATTCAAACTCTCGCAGCTTCGCAATACTTACCCAAAACCGATTATTTAGTCAACAAAAATACTTTTGAAGTTTATGATCTAACTTTTCGAAAAGTACAAATCGATGAAAGAAAAACCAAAATTAAAATAATCTTCAATGGATGTTTCACTTCTTTAAAATCAATACCAAAATATCTTGACCCTTTGTTTATTTCTTTACATTTATCCAGTTTGGAAAATGTTGATCTCAATCTTTTTAAAGATAAAAAAGTAGGTTGCAAAGACCTATATACTTATAATTTACTGAGAAATTCCGGGGCTAATCTTAATATTTATTTTTCAGCTTGCTTAACTTTATCCTTAAAAAAGGAAAATTACCTCAAGCTTGAAAATAAGACTTCAACCAAAAAGATTTTAGTAGTTGATACTCACAAAGATTATCCAGATCTTTTTCAAAAATACGCTCTCAACCAGTTAAAATTCGGCGAAATCGAATATCTTACACAGGAAATAGAATCTAAATTACCTAATGATAAGAAAATTTATTTAGCTCATGAACTATTAGCCAAAATCGCCTTGGCCGATTTAGTGATCACTTCTCGTTTACACACTCTTTTGCCGGCATTAGCTTTTCGTATTCCGGTGATTTATATTGGTAATCCCCAACCTCAATTTGATGGATTAATTAGATGCCCGCAAATTGGCTGTGAGGGAGTTTTAAATTCTCTGGTTTTGGATTTAAATGAGATTTCAAAATATGATTGGACAAAATTATCTAAAGAATATTTTATCGAGTCCACTTTTCAAATAGTTCGTGAAGGTGAGATAACTATTAAACAGTTTTTAGGATTAATTAGTAATGATCTTACTCCAAAACCTGGTGATATTTATCAACATCATCGACACAAAAAACCCTGTAAAGTTTTAGGTTTGGGAAAAAATTATGAAAATAATGAAGAAATTATTATTTATCAAGAAATTGAATCACAAATGATTTGGTCTATTCCGATTAAAATGTTTCAAGATAATGTGGTATATGATGAAAAAATGACCAAAAGATTTATTAAAATTTATACATAATTTACATTTATAAAATTCTGTAAAATACATAATACGATGGAAGACGAAACTGAGAAAAAAAATAGAGTAAAAGCCAAATGGACTCCAGAAGAAGATAAATCTTTACAATTGGAAATCGATAATCATTATTCCAATAAAACTATCGCTGAGAATCATCAAAGAAGTGAGTTAGCTATTTATTTTCGAATTCTTAAATTAGCTTCAGATAAAATGACTTACGAAGGAAAATCTCCCGATAATATTGCATTAGAATATGGTTTAGAAAAAAGTGAGCTTGAAAATTTTGTAAAAAGTAAAGAAACTGGAAGAAGATTTTATTCCAAACTAAAGTTCGATTCCGATCCCGGATTAGCGCTGAAGGTAAAATCAAAAGGGAAAGATAAGGAAAAAGACAAAGATAAAGACACAATCTCAGAAAAAATTAATGATTTAACTTCAGTAGTTTCGAATTTGCAAAATGAGATTTTTAAGTTACGACAAGAAATTTTGGAATTGCGAAAAAGCAAACATTAAGCTAAAAAATTAAATTTATTTTCGATAACATTTTCAAAATATTCTCAAAACATTTCACTTTCAGTATTTTATTTTTTTTGCTTAAAGATATTGTTCATATGTATATGGTGTGACACCTAAACTAACTCCAATGTTGGAGCTTTCCAATTCGTCTAGGAAAGTTCTAGAAGCCCAAGTGTATTTGATTTTAACAATATCAGCATCCATTTTAGCAGATTGACAAGTATTACAAATAGCAATGTTTTCTTCTTCATTAACAACCGGTCTCTTACCACAAGTTCGGCAAACATAAATATCAAAGCCGTCGGAATCATCGCGAAACTTTTCCATAATGAAGTGTCCAGCTCCGTGTGAAATAATAGTATCTTTTTCCATTTCACCAATTCGCAAACCTCCTTTATTAGTTTTACCTTCCAAAGGTTGACGAATCAAAGCGCAAGTTGGCCCAGTAGAAATACTGTAAACTTCTTCAATCACAAATTTTTGTAATCTTTGATAAAATGTGGGAGTAATAAAGATTTGTCGATCGATCGGCTCGCCGGTTTTTCCATCATAGCAATGTTCCGTTCCATGTCGATCATAACCAAGCTCTTCTAATTTATCTCCAATAGCTCGGAT